ACTACACTCGCCGCCGCTCCAGCTCCTACAGCTGCAACAGCTCCGGTCATTGCCTTGCTGACTACAGATAAGCCACTTTTTCCAAGACTTCCAAGCTTATTTATGCCTTCATTGAACCCACTCTCATTGATTTTGGTATCAAAATTCAAATATCCATCTGCCATACTATCATCCTTTCTGATAGCACGGCTCAGGGGCTCACAAGTGCTTAATTCTTAATTTTTATCTCCACCTCCCGTCGGCATTTGCGGCATTTTACATACAGTCCGCTGCACACTGCAGTATCTGCGTAAACAAGCAGATGCTGACCGCAGTACGGACACGGATACCACTCACGCCGTGTCGGTATTTTAATTTCCATCATGAGAACATATCTCCAATCTCATAATCATCAAGCTTTCGCTGTTTCTTTTTCAGTGCAACAGCTCTCTGGATCTTCTTGATCCGTTTGCGTTCATTCTTATCCGGAACCGTTCCTGGATCAATCGAACGGTACATGATGCGTTGTTTAATCTCTGTGTCATCCGGCAACCAGTCAAACAAGCTCCGGAACTCCCACCAGTGCATATAATCGATCTGCTGCAGGTCGATTCCATATGCCTCCCGGAACGCTGCATAAATGCAGCCGGCATCTTCCGAAAAAGAAAATACCGGCTTCCCTCTTTTCTGCTGCCCTTCCTCTTCATCTTCCAGATCATCCTGGTACATCCTTTTGCACATCAGGAAATCTCCAAGTGCATAAATTGCAGCTTCAATATCATCCGGAATCTGATCCAGATACCACTGCAACAGAAGTCCGCACTTCATCCGCCACGGAACCGAGTCGTCTTCAACCAGCTCCGTAAAACGGATCCATTCACGGAAATCTGTCACGATCGGGTAGTACTCCCCGTTCACCTTGACTTCTTCCGGAAACTGCTCATATAAAATATTCATGCTCTGCTACCTTCCGGTATTGGAATATTTTCCTTTACCATACTGTTTCTGGTAGTTTCTTCTCTGCTGACGGTTTCCATTTGGCTGTGACTGCGGATGCGGGAACTGCTGCGTTGTATTTTGATTTGGTACATACTTATCATATTTATCGTCCAGTTTCTTTGCTTCTGCTGTTTCAAAGTCTAACAATGATTCAGCCGCTTCGTTACACAGCTTGATGCTGTTCTTTCCGCAAAGGATCCGCTCCCCTGCTCCCTCGCCAAACAGGGTATCGAAGAATACATAAAAGCAAGCACACTGTGCGCGGATGATATCACTGTTCTTTCCGACTACCGGAACATTCTGCTCCGCTTCATGCATTGCTGCTTTCGCATCCTCGATTGCATCTAAAAAATCTGCATCCGTGAAATCCACGTCTGCTTCAAAATCTCCAAATTTCCAAAGGCTCATTGGCTCACTCTCCTGTTATATTCTATGCTTCTGAAAAAGTACAAGTCTTCCACCCGTCTGTGGTGGTAGCTGTACCTTTCACAATTTCTCCTGCTGCTTTAAAACTTCCTTTGTAGATCAGCGCGTCCGTTCCGTCACCTTCTGTGTCCGGAATCACACTCCACAATCTTTTACGCGCTGTACAAGTTGTTTCGGACGTCTTCTGGTCGAAGAGGTCAACTACTACAATGCTAACCTGTGCATCTGTTCCAACAATCTCATCATCTGTAATTGTTGCGATCTTTTCATGCACCGGATCATTCGTATATCTGTCCAATTCGTAGTCGATGGCTGGTGAATAGCCTACTACATCCGATCTTTCTGATGCTTCGTCCACATACTGACGGCTGTACTCAATAGAGTTTTTGCCCTCTGACAGTGATGTAAAACCAGTCATTCTCGTATATGTTGTTCCTTTACCGTCAGCATCCATAAAAGCTACTTTCTTATGTCTGCCTACTAACATCTTTTCTGGGTCCATATAACTCCTCCTATCTGTAAATTACTCTGCATATCATCTGATACCGTCCGAGATCAGCTTCCGCGCTAAATAAATAGCCGGACTGCATCACTTCCACCCTAATAGCATTGTGACCGTCCAGCTGAGGTACGATATCATTTAAGTTGTTCTGTTCCGTCCACTCTTCAAAGTCCTGATAAAAGCCACTGCTGGCAATGCCTGTTCTTGCATCACCGTCATAGACCTCCTTACTGGTAAGAGCAAACTGGAACTGTTTCAGACAGCTCCCATCCGTATATTTTTTATAGACAGGATCTGCTCCGATCGGATCAATGGAATACTCCATTCCGTCTCCGAGATAATCAATATTGATCTTCCTGTTATCGATTCCGGGATACGTTCTCACATATTCCCGGATACTATCAATAATCGGTTTCCGTTTACTGTCCGGCAAGTTTCTCAGCTCCTTCCCTGATGGCATCTTTGTGGCTTGCCTTCATTGTCTCAAACCATCTCGCCTTGGTTTTATGCTCGTAATACTGCCGGCGGGCATATGGGGCAAGATATTCAATAGAACCGGAACCAACCACCGTACCAAGCGTCCCGGACTTAATTAGCATCCCGGTTCTTCTCGGTGTCAATGGATTCATGTAGCGCAGACACTCGGAATCCACAAATGCCTGGGCCCTTGAAAATCCATCCGCTTTTTTCTGTGCGAATCCCGGAGCCCATTCCAGCCGTGCCGTGGTAGAACCATTCTTACCAGTCACCGTAAATACACTGCCTCTCGGCGTTGCGATCCGGAATTCTTTCTTTCCTGCCATCTTATTCACCTCCGATCCGCCAGTGTGGTGTTGTACCAAACCGGTTGTCCGACCAGCTTGTCACCTTGCAGTGCTTCTGGAACACGGCTTTCAGATCTGCAGGTCTTTCAATCTCAATCTGGCACTCTCCCAGGACAATCTGATCATCATTCTGTATGGTCCAGTATCCATAACCGCCACAGCAGGCGAACTGATCCGGCGGAAGATACTGCCCTGCTTCCGGAATATCCGCAGGAATCCGAATTTTGTAAACTTCCGCACTTTTCAGCCCGTTATCCGTAACTGCAGTCTTATGGTCCACATGGACGTGGACACCATGCAAAACGGTTCGGATCCAGGTATCGTAATGTGTGGAATCACCGCTTATTCTGTTATAAACTGTCACATCTGCATTTGTGATCACACCGCGCCCCTACCTTTCTTGACAGCCATCCAGTAGGGAGAAGATAAGGGTATACCGCATCATACGCCTTTTTCTTCACCATCTCTTCCGCTGTCTTTCCATCCGTCTGTTCTGTGACATAGGTCACACTATAGCCATCGTTATTTTCTGACTTCACCAACGGGGCTCCTGACTGTTGCTGCGCATTGTATTTGTAATAAACCTCTGCTGCAACACAAACAGCATCCTTTACCACGTCATTTTCCACGGCAAAGATATCACCTTTCACATAGGTCAGATGCCGGATATAGGCTTCCGCCTGCCTTTCGGCTTTTTGGAAGTCCTGTTCCGGAATGGTTTTTCCTCCATATTCATCTGCGTAGTATCCATACGTGATCTGCATGGATCATCACCTTCCCTTACTCACCTGTTTTCAGAACTGCAAACGGGCATCTCTTGTTTTTGTCCGTCTTCAGCGAATTGATCGGATTCGGGATTTCCCATCCGAGACGCATTACTGCACGAAGCGCAACCATATCGTTCTGCATCAGGTTGTATGCGATTGTGCCATCTGTATTCTGGACAACACCTTCCGTAAACAGCTTGAATGTAATATCCTGTCTGATGGAATATACCAGCTGTGAGAAATCTCCAGAAATCATAAGTGCCTTTGACTTATCAAACGCTCCATTGTTCGGGAAGTTCATCGGAGATCCGTCAAGCGCATACTGTGTTGTTCCCTGCAGATCCTGTTTAAACAGCGGATCTCCATTTGCGTTTTTCAGACCTCTAAGTTTTGCTCTCATGGAAATGTCCGCCATGTGACCGTTTACAAAGTATCCGCAGTCTTCAATATGTGCGATCACTCCGTCCTCTGCCATAATCTTGTCATACAGACTGTCTGCGGCTCCTAATGTTACGACTGCTCCGGCTTTTGTCGCGGTTGTAACCACATCTTCTCTCCATGTGTTCGGTTTATTTTCACCGAACAGCACTGCGCTGTCGATGACCTTTCCAAATGCTTCTGTAACTCTCGGTTTTACTTCTCCCCAGATGTCATACTCAGAATCATCCAGAACTGCTTCCGGAATCGGAACAATAACCGCAATCTCTTCGGCAGTGATGAACTTCTTGTCCCATGCCTGCTTTGTAGTTTTCTTCTGTCCGGTATCACCGTTTACGAAATATGCAATCGGCAGCATATCCAGTACCGGCATTTTGTACTGTCTGCTTGTCATGTTCGCCAGCTTGCGACCTCTTGACAGGACTGCTGACTGTGCGATCGTTCCCTGGATGATCTCATTGGATTCCTGAATTGGAATCAGAGAATCTGCTCCGGTACGGTCAATGATGTTTGCATCTGTGTCAAACAATCTTAAATTCATTCTTCTATTCTGCATTTACTCTACCTCCATTATCTTCTCGCGGCAGCTCTGATCCGGTCATTGATGGAAACGTTCATGTTTCCGCCAGAACCATTTGAAGCGTTACCTGTTGAAGAATCTGCAATCCGGTAAGAACCTCCACCGGCAAATCTCGGATTCTCCTTTAAAAACTTCTCTGCTGCCTTTTCAAATGTCGTTTTATCATCCACCAATTTGGAAACCTTGTAAGTCACATAGTCCAGATCATCAGCCTTGACACCTTTTCCGGATAAGAACTTCTCATTCTTCATCTGCTGGACTTCATTTCTGGAATTTTCCAGATCCTGCTGCAGCTGTGTCACATTCGGCTGATTCTTTTTCTGCTGTTCCTTATAATCGGCAATTGCCTGATTCACCTGCTGCTCTGTCATTCCCTGCTGCTGAAAATAGGAACGAAGCGCCGCTTTTTCAGCTCTGTCTGCTCTCGCATTGGCAATCTCTTCTGCCTGCGCAAAACTGTACGATCCCTGGTTTCCTGTTCCGCCGGCATTTCCCTGGCTGCCGTTACCTGCTCCAGCGTTTCCACCCTGTCCACCAGAGCCAGCTCCGCCGCCGTCTTCAAAGAGCTGTAAAAACATTCTTTTTCTCATGCTTACCTCCAAATATGAGTGTTTTCCAGAGCTTTTTCTGTCTTCATGTTTTGGACATAATAAAAAGCACCCTCACTGGATGCTCATTTACTCAAACTGTATGCAATTGTATTCCTGGCTGATCACTGTGATTCCCAGGAACCACGAATCCACCAGAAGCTTCCCGCCATCTGACAGATCTTCCCATTCGATCACAGTCATTCCGCTGGCTGTTTCTCCCCGGATTCTGTCACCTGTCAGATCTTTCAGGGAATTGATCAGATTACATGTTAGCGCTGATACTGCCGCACATACCCGGTCAATCCCATCCGGACTCTTCTGGCAGGCATGACCGTTCATACGGATGCTGCGATCTGTTATTTTGATTGTTATCATAAATTCTTTACTCCTTTGACTCTATGATGGTTACTGTTCCTTCAAAGACTCCAAAATTTGACTGCTGTTGGAATGTATGGGTTTCAGCAATATCCTCATTAGTCATTGGTCTTGTAAGGTACCATAAAGAATTATCTTTCCAGGTAATTTCTTCCAGTTTCTGATTTGGCTCAAGCTTTATCGTTGTCTTCCCACCATAACTTTTCGTGGCGGTCTGGCATCCAGTTAAACCTGCTATCAATATGCTGATAGCCGTTAATACTGCTACTGCTTTCTTTTTCATTACCGGCCTCCTAAAAATAAGTACAAAAATACCACCGGTCATTTCGACTGGTGGCAACTATTCAAACTCTTTAAATTTAATTCCGTTTTTGCATTCCTCTTCATAACCAGAAAAAATTACATCCTCCGGTATTCCATCTGGAAATGCTTTACAAGTCATCTCTTCACTATTTTCATTGAAATTACTGCACAGCATACACTTTGGCAATGTCATTCTAAACCCTCCGCCAATGAAGGATATATTTTCTGATAAGTTTTCTTGCTTCATCTGGAATCCACTCTCCGTTTCTATATCTAACAAACGCCTCCGCTAAGCACTCTCGACCGTCTTTGCTTCTATCTGCATATTCTGAAATTCCTGCTATGAACTGCCTTCTTATTTTTTCATTTAACTCTATATATTCCACTTCTGATACGCAGTTCTGAAATGGCATTATATGCGCCATTTCATGCGCAATGTAATCTTCAAAATTCTTTCCCGCCATTACACCATCATTGTACCATCTCGGCATAATAGTTTCAACTTTTCTATAATCTTGTTTGTAATTCAAAACAAGTCCATGTCTCAGCATTCCATTTTCATCCAAGTAAGCACCTGTTGCAAAAATATCATTTTTCTTTAGTTTTCCGCCTTTAATAGAATCTAAGTAAATCACGTATTCCGAATCCAACTTCTTTATCGCCGCATTGATTTTCGCTTCAATTTCTTTGCTCAAACCTGCTTTCTTAGCAACTGTGTCTGGAATAGAAATTCTCATTTTCAGATCATACTGACTCGGTGCAATTCTTCCTCGTCCATCAATATAAATCCGCTCTCTTTCCTCTTTCAGCCTCATTTTCCGAGAAAACGCCGCATATTCATCAAGCTGTCCCTGATATTTGGCTTTTTGGAGCATAACTTCCTGCCGATCAGCACCGCCATCCTGAAGCATCTGCACTTTCTCACGCTGTGCCCGCATTGCTGTCTCCATCTGGCGCTGTCTCTGCTTTGCTTCATACAGAGTATACTCTTTGCCCCGGAACTCTTTTGGTTTGCTTTCCTTCCGGTTCTGTTCTTCGAGCCAGTCATCCGACCAGTTGCGTTCCGATATTCCAGGAAAGAACGGATAGTATGTGTGGTAGCAGTTAGCTCCCAGAAGTCCAGTAACTGTACCAAGTCCACAAACTGAATACAATTGCTCTTTTGTCCAGACCTGACCTTGCCATACCGCATGAGTTGGACGAGCTCCGGCATGCCACTCAACCTCAAAATACTCTGTTCCAAGCTTCTTGGCATTGTAGTCCGCTATTTCTCCGGTAAGGTTCGCTACACCAGTCATCACAGCTCTTCTAGCAGCCACTTCTACCCGGCTTGCATATCCGGATCCGTACTCAATCTTCCGAAGTCCACTGTTTGTCAGCTGCGTGACCACTCGGCGTAATACGCTACCATAGTCAAATGCTCCTGTCACAATATCAAAACAGGCATTGTCCAGATAATTGGTATAAACCTGTGACAGCGGTGTTAAAACCTTTCTGCCGTTATAATCCAGATAAAAGCCAATTGACTTAGTTACATTCTCCAGATCTTCCAGACTCTGCCGGATAATAGCATCTGTGATCTGCTTGAGCTGTTCATTCTTCTCAAACAGGATAAACTCTGCATTGATCTGTTCGTAAATGTCCTTATTCCGGACGTATTCCCAGTCGATCACCTTATCATACAGCTCAAACATTTCCGGATAAGACGCATCCAGTGTTTTCTTGATCTCTCTTTCGATATCCTCGGAAGAATATCCCAGAATCCGAAGTCTATTGATCTGCCAGTCTGCTGTACTGGTAATCTCACCAGTCCTTTTAATCCGCCGGGCAATGTCCTGCAGGATCCGTTCTTCCAGACCTATGTACCGCGCTGCAATCTTATCGGCAACCTGATCTTTGTATTCTTTTCGCATCCTACTCCATCACCTGATTCTGCTCTGGCAGATTCTTTTTTGCCTGTTCCACTGTTTCACCGTACCATTTTGCACGGTACTCTTCATGCCGCATCACGCCCATACTGACGTCCTGACGGTCCTGCTGACGCTCTGCGCCCTTATCCTCAATGATAGAATCATCGAAATCAATCACAATATCTGTGTTCTGGTCCAGTGTATTTCCTGTCACAATACCGAGCCGGATAATGATTCTGACCAGCCGCTTTATGACATCTTCCAGGATTATCTCATGCTTCTTCAGCATACGGTACATATCTGAGTTCTCCGAAATGATCTCAGTTGCTGTCTTCGCTCCTGCTCCGTCAAACCGGTATCTTTCCGTACCGAATCCGCATTTCAGAGACAGATAATTCAGATCATCATTGATTGCCTTACTGTGCTGTTCTACCCGGAGGCTCATGTCCACTTCCTTGATCAGACCGGTCTGGTTCTTATCGTAATCTTCCGGAAGCGAATAGAACACACCATCATCCGGATCAAAGGTTGGGGATCCGTCCTCATTCGTCAGCATTTCCGGAGCAACAAAGATTCTTTTTCTTCCCAGATCGAACTCATTGCAGTAGGAATCAAACTCCGTGTCTAGTTTTTTTAAGGTATCTATGGCGTTTGCAAAAATCGCAATTCCCATTGGATTACATTCGCCCGCATTGTTTGTGATATTCAGCCTGTCGATAACAAACTGCGGTTCTGTGGATCCTGTCTCTGTTCTGGATGCCAGATTTGCAAATGGTTTCAGCTGTTTCCATTCCTGTTCTGTCAGCTCACGACCTTCCACACTGCCTTTTGCGCATTCCAGGACGCTGTTTTCAATCACATACATTCCTTTTGATTCAATCCTGTGAAACTGAATCTGCACGTATTTCTTCTGACGAACTGTATGCACGAACGTAAAAATGCACTCCGTAACCTCCCCGTTATTCCAGCTGACCGGATAGATGTTCTTGGCATCTACATAGTTAATTCCAATCTCACCTGCAGATATCGTCCCATCCTCCCGCACAACCGCATTGTACAGATAAGGGATATATGCCACGGTCCCGGAATACGCTTTTCGTTCCTGATAGTCGTTTCCCATAACCAGGAAGTGATTGTTATCCAGAACCTTCTGCACAAATTCCTGTGTCATTTCATCCTCCAGTGTGATCATAACTCTCTCATTAAGGAGCAGATCTGCAATATCCTCTGACAGTTTCTTTGCCATTCCCATGCTCTTCCTACGGCATCGTTTACTTGTACCTCGTCCGGTATTCACCTTGTAGAACGTAAACTGCCGGACATTGGAATTGTACCAGCTGATCCACTCATCGATCTTCCGGTAGAACGAAGCATCTACCGTATCGATTCTTTTTTTCCTGAAATAATTAAAGATATTCATCCTCTTCTCTCACCTCCCTGCTGCTGATATCGCATATGTCTATTTCTTCCGGCGTTTCATCTTTAGGTAGCCAATGTTTGATCTTGCTCCAGGCGCCCATAACCACATAGCGTATGGCATCCATGCAGTGATCCGCTTCCTTCACCGGCACTTCTTTCCCCTTTTCAATGGATTTCTTATCATACTCGTATGTTCCAAACTCCTGCACCGCATATTCCTGCTTCGGGGAAATCGACATGATATCGAATACCAGTGCTTTCTGTACCCGGCTGATTCCAAGAGCCACATCATTTTCCGCATCCCGCAGAAACACCTGATAGTCCAGTCCGGTTCTGGTAGCTCTCCTGGCCTCTTCTGCCAGACCTTTTGCAGACGGATCCAGAAAAATATAAAAGATCCGGTTCTCATACTGTTCATGCAGCTCATCCATGAACTCAACCAGATCTTTTGCATATTCAGACGGACTCTTCTGCTTTCCAGATTCCCGTCCACTGTGATAATATTCTCCAAGTCCCGGAAATTTCTTCCGGTAGGTATCCAGGCCGAACGCTTCAAAGGTTGTCGCATTCTGCTGACCGTAGTCGCCCCCAATGCAGATCCGGTCATATCTCCTGTCCGGATCTGGCTTTTGTCTGTGCCGATCTGAAAACATATAATAGATCAGCTCATCCACGCCAATCGCTTCACCGAGCCATACCCACCGGTACATCTTCGGATCCGCTTTTTTCATCATCTCCGCCGATGCAATCAGATCAGGACCAAGCCAGTCCACCGGCACATCCCGGTAATCTGTGTGAATGTGAATGCAGTCCTCACGCTTCTCCATTTTCTTGCACCACAGATTGATCGGAGCGTTCGGGTTCTTTGGCGGGTTGTACAGATAGATCATCTGGAATCCACCTTTATTTCCACGGACGAACGTTGCTTCAATGTTGGTCAGCTCATCTTCGCCCTCGCCATCATCAAAAAACTCTGTCAGTTCATCCAGGACAACCAGCTTGATCGGTTTATCCTCGTCAATGATACCCTTTGTATCGTCAATACCGTCTGATCCGGCAAAGTACATTGTTGTCCCGTACTTCTTGTAAGTGATCTCCATCGGGGATTTCGTAATCCGGAACTTATTTTTCGGTATCTGCAAACGGCTGATCCCCCGCAGCATTTCCTTGTATACCGTCTTCCTGAGCTTGTTATGGTGCTTACGCAGCACAACAACAGATCCATTGGCATCCGATACGAGCTGATAATCTGACCGGATGGAAGCATAACTGGACTTTGTTCCCGCTCTCCCAGAAGTCAGGATAATGTGCTTGATACTCCGGTTGTTAAATATCTGCAGATACTTCGGAATTATAATCTCCGATATCCGGACCTGTTTCTTCTGGTGCGTCATTGATAATCTCTACTCCTTCATCCTCATCACCGTTTTCACCGCTCATTCTGGCGGTATTTGTACGGATCTGCTCAATTCTGGCTTTCTGCTCTTCACTTGCAGCTTCCCAGTCTTTATGCAACATCTCATCATACTGCTTGATCATTGCCCGGAGCTCCCCTTGTGCTCTTGCCTGCGCCTTCAGGAAGTTCTCCTGTTTGTCCCAGGCTTGCTGCACTTCCCATTTCTCACCAATCACATTCCCGTCTTTCTCTTCTACCTTCTCAACGGTCTTATCAGCCTGATCTTTAACATACGCAATCCTCTGCGCCCTGACAATCGCAGCATAGGCAATCTGTATCTGATGCCACAACAGATCAAGCGGATCAGCCTGTTCAATGGCAGAAAAAATCTCCCGTGTTTCATCCGGGAGATACTTGCTGAAGAATCCGTATTTTTCAGCATTCTTATTCTGTTCAGGTGCTCCACCGCCATTTCCGACAGCATTTTTATTCTTTGGCTGTCCACCTCTTTTTCTTATCCGAACGTTCGTTTTCTTATCCGAGCTCATACCCGAACGTTCGTTTTCCCATTTATGAGTACACTTCCAACGCCGAACTGTTCCTTCTGGCAAACTTAGCTGACTTGCAATCTCAACCAACTTCATGCCCTGTAGGTACATGGCTTTCGCCTGTTCGATTCGTGGATCCGGTGCTCTCGCCATGTACCATCACCTCTCATTCGTGTTGTTTTGATGTATTAGAAAAGCACCCCAAAGGATGCTATAAAAACAAATTTATTTTTCTTTATTTTCTAATAATTTTATTAAATCATCCGACAGGAAATTTGTTTCTTGCTGTAATGGAAATACATCTTTAATTTCAACTGGTGCATCAATTGATGAATATATTTGCATCCCCTTATCCATCCAATACCCCAATTTTTCTAATGCTTTTCCAGCTTTATCCTTTTCTTCTCCATCCTTTAACTCCCCAAGTTCCTGCTCTAATTCAGCAACGCTATTTTGAGTTAAAATCCGATTTGCTTTTTTGTACGCATCTAATACTTCTGCTGCTATTTCATCTCTTATTTCAACAGATCTCAATGCCTCTTCCTGCATTTTAACGGTCGTTATATGTGATTTTATTTTTATTGCAATGTCAACGATTTTAGCCAAATTAGTCATTATTGTTGTAGCACCCACTCCAACAATAATAAATGTCAACCACGTAGATCCAACATCAATCGATCCATACTTTATTTGTCCATCTTTATCATTCAAATATGGACACTGTTTCATTACAAAATCCAAGTCCTCCATGCACTTAGAAAACTCTCCCAAATCATCAAATTCCGGCATTTTTATGTCAAATCCATAATCCTCATCAATTACTTTCTTCGGATTTATGGTTTCATACATATCAATAACCGTTTCCATTGCCACAATAAGTTTTCCTCTCGCAGCCACGAATCTATCCTTCACCGTCCCTGATATATCAAATTCATCTTGATCTCGATATACTACAGGAATTGCTTCATATACTTCTCTTGCGGGCGTTCTTAATGGTTTCATTTTAGCAAGCTCGTTTAACACCTTGCTCCTTTCCGCCCAAGACTTTATGGACCATGTTGCCTCCCTAGCAGTTGTTTTATTGGTAACTTTCATGTTTTTAACATATTCAATATGCTTTTTACAGGTATAATACATTCCATATAACCTCATTGTCTTTTCCTCCGCTCATATAAAACCTATCCCCATAATACCTCTTTTTTCGACATTACGCAACGAAAAAGACACCCAGCAATACCAGGTGTCTCTTCATGGTTTTAAATATCAGAGGAGGAACCATCAAAAATGTCTTACCTTGTTACATTTCATCAATTCCAGTTTATACTCTATCACTTTTTATCCGGACATTGTGGGACATTTTCAAAATATCTTTGAATTTTTTTACGGACGTTCTCATCTGTGTACCGGATTCGGCGTTTCGGGAACATTTTGTTCATCTGATCTGCAACCTTTGGATATGATAAATCATCCAGAAAATAAAGCCGAAAGATAATCCGTAGTTCACTCTTCTCAATGGATTCTATGTACTCTTCCACCTGGATTGTCATTTCCAGCAGCTCTTCTTCCAGTTCCTCAAGCCTTCTGGTTCTCTTTTTCAGCAACTGTTCTTTTCTGGAAATCACACCAACCGGTCTGCCAGTGATCTTCACCGTACCAAGTGGCTTTTTCCCCTTCTTACCACATGATACCGAATCCACCACTATTTGTCCATGCAGTTTATCCAATTCTTTCTGGATTTTCTCAATTCTCCGGCGCAGATCCTTAATCTCTTCTTTCATATCCGTGTACTCAATCAAAATGCCCTTGTCCACCGGTATCCACCTCCGCTGTAATGTCATACTTCTTTGCCAGATATTCTGCAACGCTTACGCTCTGGTAAGCCGGTCTTTTGAATCTCTCCAACGCCTTTGCATCATGCCGGCTCTCCAACTCTTCATAATGCTGCTGTCTATCCCTCCGCTGCTCTTTTCTGCTTCGTTTCTCCTGCATATTATCACCTTCTATCCTTGTCATTCCAATAATGCCGGGATAAGAAACGCCCATAAGCACCACGCTGATCCCGTCCATTTCATTGCTATCAGAATGGTTATAGCTGTTATCATCCAGATACAAATCTTTTTTACCGCATACATTGTGTATTTATCCTCTTCCATTTATCCCTTATACCTTTCCGGAAGCAGCATCCACGCCACAACCTTATACGGTTCTCCCTGTTCATCGAACCAGACACCTGTCTGGGAATAATACAGCGTTGTTGCCTTATCAGCTCCCTCGATCGTGACCAGAAACTCCGCTGCATATGCATGCCGGACATAAGCCTCGATAAATTCCCGTTGATCTGGGAGTCTTTTTGTTGTTGGAATCCATCTGTTACTCATTATTCTCTGCCTTTCTTCATGAAATCACGGCAAATAATAGTGCTTCTTTGATCTTTCTGTTGTTCTGACTTGTCATGGATATTTCCTACTACTTCAGCATCAACCATTTTTATCCAGTACCCCAGATCTTTTCTAAAATCTCTTTTCTCGTCCCAGTCTACATAAAATCCGACATGGCAAGTCGTTGTACTGTCAAAGCAACTCTGATATTCGCCAAATTTTACAGGAGCATGATAATCACCATAATGGTATTTAATAATGTCGTTCTCCCATACCTTCCTTCCCTTCTTGTCTGTAAGTCCAGTGTATTGACAGATCGTATCCGAATCAACAAGATAGCCATTCTGTCTGCACATATCTGCATTTTTAATGTCATATATGAACCATGCACCATATCTTTGAACCACATATCCCTCAACCCATTCTCCACCGTCAACTTTCTTCGCTCTAAAAAGAATCTCTCTATTCATATTCTTCCACTACCTCCAACTTCTTCAAGTCCTCAATAAGCCACGGTTTTCCATCTGACCATTTGACCATTGGAAAGTCGATGTTGAATTTTTTCAATGATTTAAACTCACCGGAACCAATCCCCCATCCATCTCCACGTTTTTCAGCACTATTTTGGAACGCCATCAAATTATCGCTTTTACTTCTCGCAATATATTTGAGTTCTTTACCAAGATACTCCAAAAAAGCTCTATCCATCTTGCTTATCACTAGCTTTTCAACGTACTCCGATTCAGCCCAATCTCTTAGCTTCTCTTTACAATCACTACCACGAAACAAGCATAGACAGCATTTAGTCACATTGCACGAAACGATACGCCCGCTTTTCTTCAGTATGGCAATGCTATCTCCACTACAAGCAATATTCATAATCTCTTTTTCGTACTTTTCTTTATTCTTCATCTGTTCCACCTCGCTTAACAATTTCTACAGTCTCTTCAACCTCTGCCTTTGTTAGATTTATAAACATCTTCTTACTCCCCTTTCAACGTCCCCAGCACATTCACACCAACTTCCCTCTCCAGCTCTTCATTCATCAGCTGAAAATATTCCTCGTCCTTCTGTGCAAAATGCATCTGGTGCCAAACAAATTCTAAATATTTCAAAACTCCCTTTCTTTTGCAATGATAGTTCCGGTACAAATAATCTACACTGATCAGCAAGAAGCAGTTCATTGCCTCTGCTGTGTGTTTGTCCAGTTCCTTCTGACGTTCCTTTTGGAACTCCGGACTATCCATGATCTCTTTGATCTGCTTTCGGAGCTTATGTTTCTTTAACTGCTTATCTGCCCAACTCATTTATTCAACCTTTCTGCCTGTTTTTAGGCATAAAAATACCAACCACCGAATATTGATGGTTGGTAGATGAATTATTTAAACAGATGACTAAACTTGTTTGAGTCTTTATACAATGCTGGAAATACATCCTTATATCTGCTATCTTCCCATAATAGTCTAACAAACGATTCGCAAAAATGATAATCCAATTCACGATGATTCACAACATCTAAAACCCGTGATTCATATTCAGAGCTTGAAACATCTAAGCCATTATCAATTTTACCTTGTATATCATCTAAAATATCATATAGCTCATCTAATTGGCTTTTCGTAACATTGCAATCATAAATAAACTTTGTAAATTCTGTTCCCTCTCTGAGTAAATCCATTCTAAACTCAATAAAATCTAATCTTTCCTCTACAGTCATATAATTTCCTCCTCGCACTTGACTTGATACAGAAATTATACCATTCCAACCATCACTATTCAATTGTCAACGTACTGTTCCGATCATTTTCGACTATCTTCGATATTTAAATTTACCTTTTATGTAGTCTGCAAATGCCTCTTTTAGATTCTTTTCTATCAGCATGATTCTTTTTCCTCCCAGTACTCTATTACATACTCTGTCTTCGTTCTGCCAGAAGACTTACTACCTGCATCTGTTACAATCCTTCCGATCCGGACTGAATATCCCGCCTTTAATAACAGCGTTGCTACCTTAAGCCGATCTTCTTCATTCCACTGTACAGATCCTTTTCTAATACTGCGAATCACATTTCTACTCATGCGCCATCCTCCATTCATCATGTAGAGTCTGTACCCTGCCGCTGAACCAAATCAGTAAACCACAGATATCTGGTCGGTTGTCGTATTTCTTCATCATGGCTTCCATGTTCTGATTCCATAATGCCATATTATGATTTGATAGATATTTTTTATAAATTCCCCAGCAATCATTGTAGATTGCCTTGATTCGTTCCTCCATAGCTCCTCCTTGTTACCGCATGTTACCATTTTCTTTATCTCGTTACCGTCTTCGGGAAACCGTTGAACCCCTTGAAAATACTGCGTTTCAAGCACTTTTCAGGGCGAAGTTACCGAGTTACCACACGTTTTCCCGTATAGGAGAAAATATTTTTCTCACTTTCACATATTTTTTTCTTCTCTATAAGGGTGAATTTTGCCCGGTAACTTGGGTAACGGGTAACTTTTACTTAAATGGCAGTTCTTCCTGCTCATATTTATCCATTGTTTCCACCGGTTCAAACCCATCCTTATCGATGTTATCGTTCAGCCGCAGGAATACACACCTGATTGGATTGCCATCTACCTTTTTCACCTTTGTCATACGTCCGCCCTGCGTCTCGATCAGACCTTTGCGATCTGCCCAGGACAAAAAAGCCTTGTCAGAAAATCCTCCACTCTTACATAATTCCTTGAACGCCTGGTTATAGATGATAGCAACTCCCTTTTCAAGCGTTCCCCATTTCTCCACTTTCGTGTCCATATCAAAGCGCTGATTGTTCATGGCAATCTTGTCCTGCAGATATCGATAGCAGCGCTCATTGTCACTCAGATCATTCCTGTTGATCAGAACAGTTTTCGCCTGCTCAATCGTAATATATTCTCCATCCCGGAACAGATAATCTGTCGCGACTTTATCTGCAACCAATAAAATCGACAGTGACAGGCTCTGTTTCTGCATGGCTTCATCATCTTTTAATTCATGCATAAACTCTTTCTGCATCTGATGCAGTTTTTCCTTTCCAATCCCTTTCAGAATCTCTATATATCTTTTTCCGGCAAGACCATAATTCTTCTTCACAATCTCGGCAGTCTCTTGCGGATCCGCATACACATTATCCTTGCATTCTACTTCCAGAATACGGTTGATGGCTCCGCCCTGGGACACATAAGAATTAAGTGGACGTTCTCCATTTGTCAGAATACAGTTCTTCCATCGATTCTCCCTACTGATACCAAGTTCTTTGTTGGATCTGCTTTTTCCCTTTCCAGAGCACATGTCGTATACCATTCCTTCAAAATTATCCCGAATCCGGCTGCTCGTCTTACTTGTATCATCCAAAACCATTGGCAAATGATTCAACATATCTGCCTTTGCTTCCAATGCTACTTCTGTCGTCTTAAAATCTCCGATATATGCCGATTCATCCGGATTCGCCCAGATAGACGTTGCGACCATCAGAGATACTGTTTTACCACCTTCTGTTTCGCCCCAGAGATCTACGATAAACGGAAGTCCACCCAAGAGACTAACCAGAACACTTGCAAATGATGCAGCCATCATAAACTTAATCTCCAGGCGCTTTGTCTTCCGAAGCTTCAGCATATGGCTCTGCCAGATCTTCCAGTTGCCACGTTCTGAAACACTCTCATAAGCCTGCCGGAATCGCTGATCGCCATCAAATACAATCTCTGTATCATAGGGAATAAACTGATCTTTAATCCATCCGAGCTTACTGGTGGAATACTGCACTTTAATATGGCTATCATTCATATTTTCAACATCTGACAGAAACCGGACCAGTAGCTTCGCGTTTTCAGATGTAACAGAAATTCCACGTCCAGAAAGCGCCACGATCTTACTGGCAGACGTCACCATTGTTTTCGGAACAATGATCTCATCCCATCGTCCATTTCGCTTGTATGCAATCTTGATCTGTTCTTCACCTGTCTCCAGATTCTTCATTCGCTCTACCGGAAGAATGGGGTGATAACAGGCAACCGCATCCACCTGGCTGTCATTCTGTGCATAGACGCCATCCTCACCGGCAATCCATGCTCCGCAGAACATGTTATTGTATGGTCCTTCAAAGTTTGTCCACTTATCCAACATCGTGATTGGCTTCTTACGCTCTCTTTGTTTCGCTTCTTTATCCACCCTTTTATAGGCTTTCAGAAGCTCTTCAAACTTCTTTTTTACGCCAAGCTCTCCAGCACGATCTGTAAGAGAAAGGATCATCCGGGCCTTCACAATCTCATCTTCCTGTTCGAATATTTCCAGAAAGATTTCCTCGCTTAATATACTTTTGCTGTCCAGCCTTGCTAAAGGCTCCATGTGATCACCTTCTCTCTTCTAATAATTCTGCATGATATAATTCAAGCTGCAGTGCATTATAACAATCACACCATGCGTCTGACAGCGGCTCTGTTCTGTTTAAAAATTCCCGGTATACAGAAATCAGATCGTTGTTCAATCTGCGCTTGTCCCGCATCTTTGCTTCCTGTTTTTCTCTCATCAGCTTTTCTTTTTTTGCCCGATATATCGCCAGAGAAGATCGGAAGGACGGATTCTTTTCGTATTCTCCGCCAAGCATCAAGAAGGCATCTTTGAAAGAAATTCCATAAAACTTTTCTGTAAAAGTAAAGATATCTCCATTCGCTCCACAGCCAAAACAGTGAAAATCTTTATCATAAACTTTCATGGATGCTTCATGATCGCCTTTATGGAATGGACACTTGATAAATCCCGCTCTGTTCGGCTCAGGAAGCCCACATTTGACCAGAATATCCTTCATAGAGTATGCCTGCTTGATTTCCTCGCGCGTCATTTTGCATCACCGTATTCAGACAAAATACGCATAATCTCCTTGCCTGTGTTTTTCTTCTCACAGAATTCAAACCGGACATTGTACCGATCCCGGATGGTACACATTGATTTATATAGTTGTTTTCCGTCAACCGCTTTGGCTGATACCACATACTTTTCACGTTTTCCGTTTACCATTCTCCACCGGACTTCATGCTTCCTTGGATTCTGCCAGAACCACACATCTTCCAGATTTTTCACATCTGGTCCATGTTCCACCAGGATCACAAGCTGTATGCCTGCATCAATCGCTTTAAGCAGCTCCTTCTTAAACCGCTCATGTTGCTGGCAGACATTTCCGCATAACTCCTGCAGGTTCTGCTTCCGATCAATAATGAGCCGGGGATTATCCAGACTCATATAATCCCCGACCAGAAGCTTGCTCGAAAAATGTTTCACTCCATTCTCGTCAAATGTCTTGATGATCTTCCGAATTGCCCGCTGCTTTTCTCTTGTATCAATTTGTATATCCACTTGCACCAACTCCTAATTAAATGGTAATTCTTCGTCAATTCCATCCGGAATATTCATAAATCCATCTCCTGCCGGTGTGGATCCAGATGGATATCCATTGATGTGATTCTTATATGCCTGTGTTTCTGTCTCCATCGGAACTGCAGCCTCTTCTACTTTGTCCTGCGATACAAACCATCTCAGAACACGCTTTTCAAGCTCTCTTCCCTCGTAGTAATCCATCTGTATTCCAAATACTCCACCAACCAGCTTATTCTTAAACTGCTTGCCAAAGTTATCTCCCCACTGTGTTGTAAATCCCTGATTGGAATGTTCTACGCAGGTCAGGAATGTCTTAAAGGATCTACTGCAGTTTCCTTCGTTATCCTCTGTCAAAATATACTGCGTTGCCTGATTCGGCCATTTCTTTTCTGGACGGATATCATTTTTAAATGATTCCGCAAAATATCCAGCCTGCTTATCTCCCGGTGCAAAATCAAAAAACACAACGATCATTGGTTTATTTGTCCTTGACATCCGTTCTTCCACCTGTTTGATTACCAGTTTGTGTCCTCCAAGTTCTACAGGAGTAAATTCTCCCTGAACCTGTGTTTCTTCGTAATTGTTTTCTTTTTTCATCTTAATAGTCCTCCAATGCTTTCATTACTTCTACAATATCGTTGTCAATCTCCATCTGATCAAATGCACCCATCGGTGATTTCGCTGTGCTGTTGTTTGCCTGGGTTTCAAATTTGTAGGCTCCGTCTACACACTTACTCAAAAGTACCGTGGTAAATTTGCTTTCCAGGCAAATCTTGTCCAACTTCTTTCCGGAAGTCTTGATTCTGGTAAACATATAGCCGGCTTCATCATGATCCGTCTGTGTATGAGCTGTGAAAATGATCGTCAGGTCTTCCCTGTATGTATAGGCCTCACACACCAGATCCCAGACACAGGCTGCAAGATCTACCCATTTGTCGTATCCTTTTTCCTTGCTCCGGCGCATTTCATCTGCTACCATCAAGCCATTGATCGTATCCACTACGATTACTTTCACACTAGGGCAGGCTTCAGCAATGCGCTTGATATACTGACGAACCACATTTGCATCATCACACGCCAGATAGTTCTTATTTTCTTTGTTGTACTGTTTTCTCCATCCTTTCCATGAAAGGCCTTTCTTGTCAGCATCAATGTAATATGTTGACTTTGGATCTAAATTTCTCATGGATGTTGTTTTCCCTGATCCGGATTCTCCGGCAATACAAATAACCTTTGACATTCGCTTTTCCTCCTTATAGAGTTCTGGATCAACTAACTCCGCCTGACTCCAGAATCCTTTTGAATTCATATTTTTTATCCTGTTTTCTTCCATAAACTTCTTATATTTTTCTTTTCCGTAATACTGAAGCTTTCCACTCTTATCTCTGATGATACGTTTCAGAAGACTTTGACTTTTCGTTTCTCTGTAATAAATCCTTGGAAATTTATCTTTCACTTCCTGAAATTCTTTAACATACGGTCCTATATTGTATCGATATTTCAAATATTTCTTTCCTGGATGATCGCTGATTCGAATAGAATTGCACACGCCGTAATCCAACTTCAGATAAATACTGTTGGAAGAATACGCATCATATCTCTGAATGATAAATCCTTCTGATATCAAATTCCTACAGAGCATTTCCGCAATATCATTCAGCTCCATTGCTTCCATCTTCTGTCACTCTCGCTGCCCACAAATCCGCAAAATGCAAAAGCATATACAGTGATGTCTCATTTCCCTGGATCTCATATTTAAACGGTCCATATAATCCGTTATGCCAGAGAATCGCAAGCTGTTCCTCTTCTGTCAGTTCAATAAATCTGGATGCAATAGCCACAGATCTAACCTCATGATCAACATATCTGAGATCCGGATTGGATTTATACGGCTGCGCTTCACTCTGCTTCGGTTCTGGATCCGGATTTGCTTTTGTCGCTCTTCCCTTCAGCATGTTCGGAACATAATTCGGCTTTCCAAACTGTCCCATCTTTCCAAGATCATGAAGTAATGCTACGATAATAAAAGAATTCATCCGATCTTCATTTATCACTCCCAACCCACTCGCTATCCTCAGAATATTTTCATATACATTAAGACTATGAGTTGCGAGTCCTCCTTCCTCTGCCAGATGATATCTTGTACTGCATGGTGATGTAAAAAAATCATTTTCTTCCATGTAACTGATCAGATCATCAATGCCCTCTCTCCCAGTATTTTTCAAAAGCTCCTTTATTCTTTCCTCGTTCATTATTCTTCCTCCGTATCTAATTCAAATCCTATGATTGCTGCGATATCTTCTTTTGATACGCTATAGTTACTTCTCAATGTATAATCTTTTAAAAATTCAAGTCTCGTCTGCGCTTTTAAGAACTTTTTGTATTCCGACACAGGAATTTTTACCATTTCTTCATTGTTGTTTCTTTCTTCCATGACATTTCCTCCAATTATTCTTTGTCATAAACCACTCGCTCTGCAGCCTTCACGATCAGAAGGCTTGCAATCTGCTTGAGTGATAAAGTTGATTCATTGTAAATTTCTACCAGTGTGTTATAAGCTTCCGGCGTTACCTTAATAACCATCTGCGCCCCTGTCTGCTGCTTTCTCCTTGCTGGAATGTGTATTGCTTCATCATTCACTTGACTTTCTCCTCCGATTTTCCTATAATTTAGTTGAGTTTTTTGTTATGTGCGCCACTGGAAGCTGCAACTTCCGGGCGCATTTTTATTGTCTTTACGCCTTTATCATCCAGGCAATCTGCAAAATTCTTTAAATATGCAATTGCCATCCGTTTGTGGTAATCCGCAGTCTTGTCTACTCTTTCCAGAGATTCAAGTGTTTCGATCATCTTGTCAATCTCTCCCACTCGGATGCTCTTACGCTGCTTCTCTTCTGGCATGCTCTCTCGCCTCCCTTATTTTCCTTTTCCGGTACTGCCATTCCCGTATCCGGAAATATTCCAGTGCAAATGCTCCGGTAGTAAGTGTTGTGATTCCAAGTGCTGCATATAAGTAAAACAGCTCCTGACTTTTCACCGAGCACGCACCAGCCATCATCAAGATTCCGATAATACTTGCCGTTACGCTGAGTGTCTTTGCAATCTTGTAAAACATCTCTTATCCCTCCTTTGCTTGTCCAACTGGTACCGCTTACGCGGTTTTCTCAATGGTATATGTAATTTTCACTTTTTCCTGTTCTTCCAATAAAGAAATCATCACCTGTATGATTTTTTCGATATCGGGTTTCATGCTTACCACCTACTTTCTATTGAAGTTTATGCGGTGTTGGTTGTACTTGTTGATTTGTCCTACTACTGTCTGGTATAATTTCCATATCAAATTATGATTTTGATAAGGTCTACCTCACACATAAAGAGCACTTTTTACTCTTTAAAATGCGATTCAATCCAAACACTCCTCAGGAATCTTTAGGTGAAAGTTTTAAAACATTTCGAGAATACGATCTGATTCGTTTAAACTTTCAAGAAGCTGAAAATGGGTATTCGCTCAAAAAATATGATGGAACTGTACACTTATCAGATACCTATTACAGATACTGTATTCATACCAGGCGGAATCGTTTTACCGATATCTCACGCCTATTACAGTTGCATTTTTAACAACAGTATTAACAAATTTGTTACAAGAGCTGTGGCTGCCGGGGCTATTAAATTGGCTGCGGGGTCTTTTTTGATGCCTTCGAGCATCATTTTTATGATCCACTTCATGAGACTTTCTCACCTCTCTTTTGTTGCATCTAAGTTCTTAAAACCTTCTTCCGCATTCTTAATACCTTATTGATCGAATCAAAGAACGTCATTCCCATACTTCTTGGCATTACTAAGAACTCCTTTTTCTGCGAGTCGTTAAATTGCAAATATATAAGAAGCAGATCCTTGTAGTGTTCATAGTTCTTATGCTTTTTGTTCAGAACTATCACATCTCGTTCTGGTATGTAAGAGAAAAGGAACTTCTTTGTTTTTCCCCCTTCACAGGCATATACCGATGGTGCCCCTCGTTGAATAAGTTGAAGTTTTAAATCTTCCATATTAGTCTCCTATG